TCCCGCAGTAAATGTTATACTTCCACCAGACGCATCTCCTGCACCGGCTACTGTATAATGTGTTGATAATGTTTTAGTTGTTTCAGCTCCTGTGGAGTTTGTTCTAATAATAACTAAAAGATCGGTGTCTTGTAATATTCTAAATTGATAAGCAAAATTAGTTGCACTTCCATTACCATTGTGAAAATTCTTAATAATTGTAGTTGATACTGTCATGTCTTAAAAACCTTTATTACTCTTTGATGGTTTTGTAAATAAATATTCTTGGTTATAATCCTTTTTCATTCTTTTTTCTACTCTTTTTAATACACCCGGATTCATTGTTTCCATAATTTGAAACCCTATCATATAGTCAAATATTGTCTTAATATAAAATAAATTTAAAAAAGGTATGTTACTACTTACAGTTCTATAAGCTGCTTTACCAGCTTTACCACCTTCTCCACTTAAAGCATATTTTAAAGCTAAACCAAGATCAATAACAGTTGTAGGAGCAGGTCCTATAAGTCCAGCAGCAACTGATCCAGCGTCTCTTTGTTCTTTAAATAAAACATCTCCATAAATACCTAATCCACCACCTTGCAAAAATGCAGCCATTATAGTTTTTATGTTATTTGGATCACGAGGTTTTTTGCCTTTTAATAAATCTTTTGCTGTCATTGACATATAACCCATAAAAGCAGAAACTACTACAATAGAAGCTAAACCTTTTATACCTCTTCCTATATCTTGATTTGGTCCTTTTCTTAAAAAAGCTATTTCTCTTCCTAAAACTTTATTTCCTATAGCCATTGGAAATGCTTTAAATTGACCAACAAATCTAATAGCTTCTCCCATACCAGTTCCAGCTAATGTACCTTGTGTCATAGTTCCTTTAGTTCTAGCATCTGGTTCAATTACTGCATAAATTGATCTGTCTAATAACATTCCAGATACAGAATATTTAAATTTATCTTTTTCCATTTGTAATTCTGTTTTACTTAAATCATTCATGCCTGTAATTTTTTTTATATCAGCATCAGACATATTACTTAATTCTGATATGTTAATAAATTCTGTTCCATCATCTGCTTTTGACATTGCAGTTTTTCTAATAACATCCCATTTAGTAGCATCAATATTATACAATCCAAAAAAACTTTGTAGTGGTTTATTTAATTGGTCAAAACTTAAACTTTTTTGATTAGCATAATAATTTGCCATACCTAACATTGAATTTTCTTTTAAAGTATTAGTCCACCAAGAAAGTAAATTATATTTAAAGAATGTTCTTTGTATTTGTGTCCAACCTTTGTTTAAATTATCTCCAACTTGAAACCTACCAGAAATATCATAAGTTGTACCATCACCTAAAAAACCTAATCCTTTTGCTATATCTCTTTTTTGTTTAGTATTTTTTATTTTTCCAATTCCACCCATAGCTTCACCCATACCACCTAAAAATGATCTACCTTGATATTTCATTTCTGAAGCGTAGATGCCTATATCAGCAGCAGCAGAAATTACTGCACCACCTAGTTTTGCAACATTACCTACAGCTCTTGCTATTGCAGACCATTTTGCTACTGCAAATCCATTTGTTCCACCATCAAAAGTATAAACAGTTCCATCTACAACATTCATAAATTTTTCAAATTGTCTATAGCTTGATAAACTTTCTGTACTTCTTTTATTTGCTAACATTCTATTTGAAATAGCAACTCTAATTTTTTCAAAATTTTCTTTAGGTTTTGTTCCCAATGTATCTAACATACCTATATTTCTTCCTGCTGTCATTAGACCACTATAATAAGTTTCTTTTAATGATCCTGTGCCAAATTTTTCATTATAGGCATACCAATCTTTTGCAGATTTAAAATGTAATACTCTTTTATTTGAAATTCCTTTTGTAACACTATTACTTCCAAATACTCCACTAGCTCCATCAGCTACTTGTATTTTATTTCCAACTAAAGAATTATATGAGTTCATTAAAAAAGAATCAATATTATCTGTGTTACCAAATGTTCTATCTCCATCTAAATATTGCATAATAAAATCTTTCCAAGCAGTAAAATTTTTATTATAATTTATATCTGTACCTTTTAAACTTGGATCAGCAATTATATCATCTACATTTTTACCCAATCTATTTGCTGCGGCTCTTACATTAAATTGATCGTGAGATTGTCTTACAACATATCCCCACATTTTAGGAATGTTTGCTCCTCTAGCATTTAATGCTTGTCTAGTTAATTCAGAATGTTTTTCCATTATTTCTGCTAATTTTTTTATATCTGGATTTTTAGTTGTTACTTCCATTCCTTCAGAAATTTGTTGTTGTGTTATTGCAAGTTCTTCTTGAAGTCTTGCATCCGCTTTATCAAACATTCCATCTAAACCATTAGCAGTAACTTCAGCATCAAATGAAGCTACTAATTGACCTTGTGCAGCATTTTGAGCAACACCAACAGATGATCTTGCACCTAATGTTAATCTGTTTGATCCAACCAACAAAGCTATTAAACCCTCTTGTTCATCACCATCAAAAGTTTCTATAAGTTCTTGTACTTTTTTTCTTACTAATATTTCATCATTGACAGCATTAATTTTATTAATTTTTTTTTGAGCTTTTATTTGTTCAGTAACTTCTTTACTAATTTTATCTATATCTACTTGATCTAAATTAGTTTTTTTAGCTTCAAGTACAGCAATATTAATTTTGTCAATTAAATCTTGTTGATCTACAGATTTAATAGAAGATTTTTTTATTAAATTTAATATTCTTGTTGAGCAACTACTTTTAGCCATTAGTTATTTCCATTTGTACAATTAATATAATCAGCTATACCAGCTTCTATGTCATCAGATTTAGAATTAACTTCTTCCAATGCTTCGTCTGCTTCTTTTAATGTAGCATCTTTTTGACCTGTACTTTTATTTGTAAATTCCAAAGGTAGTCCAGCATCATTTTGTTTTGTTCTTAATTTAACCAATCTTTCTTCAGCAGTTTTTAATTGAACATCCTCATTAGTAATAATTTTTTGTGGAGATTCGGAAGGCATTTCTTTAGAAATTTTTTTACGATTAACTACTGGATCAGTAATTACAGGTTCTGTTTTAGTAGTTTTTATTAATTTTTTTCTTTTAGCTAATAAATCATTGTATTTTTTAATTGCTTTTTGTAAATGTATTTTATTTACTTTACCACCATCTTTAATTATTTCTTGTGTTTGTTTTTTAATTATTTCAAGATTTTTTTTTGCTCCTATTAATTGTAAGTCAAGTTCTTTAGTTGATGTACCATTAAGTGTAGGATCAGCGTTTATGATTGGACCTAAGTTTACAGGTTCATCTAACATCATATCCCCTATACCTTTTTGTAATAATAATTTTCTAGTTTCTGAATCCATTTGATCTAATCTCATCATTTCATTTACTACTTCATCTGGATAATATTCTTTGTATAAATCTACTTCTGGTTTTCCATCATCACCTTTACTTAAATTTTCTCTGTTTATTCTAATTCTTGCTTGAAAGTTTGCATTGGTATTCATGTCTTTTAATTTACCAGCACCTACATGAAGTCCACCACCAATAACTGTACCAAATGCAACATTTAAAAAAGAATCATATATATCGTAATCAGCTTGTATTCTTTGTGCTACTCCATAAACAAGAGGTTCTATAAGTAAAGCACCACCTGCTCCTTCTATAGCACCTCTTTTTAATCTTGTTCTTCTAAATGCTTTTGCAGATTTTTCACCCATTCCTTTTGCTTTAGCAATAGACCTAGCAAATCTAGCCTGTCCATAAATAGGAATAAAAGAAGCTCCAATGTTTATAGGATCAAGAAAACTTGTACCAATACCTACTGCAAGTTTTGCAGCACCAACATAAAATCCACCAGATAAAGGATTCCAAGAACCTTTTGGACCTCTTTCCATGATACTTTGTCTTTCTCTTTCTTTTTTTTTTCTATCAACCATAATATCAACAACTGATTGATATTCGTTTCTTTCAAAATATAATCCTAAATCTCTATATTCTTCATTTAATAAATTTTTATCTCTAGGAATTAAACCTGCTTCTCTTGATTTTTTTGCTGCTGGTACAATACCATCTATATTAAATGTGTCAGAACCAAATATATTGAATAAAGACATTACAGGATTAAAATTCCAGTTATCTGCAGCTACTGCTCCTAATGATTCAAACAAACTTGTTTTGTAATTATCATAACCAGTTTCCTGTGCTGTCTTAACTGTGTTTAATCCAAATCCAAATTGTGCCATATTATTTATATGCTTTATTAAATTTTTTATTTATTTCTTTATCATCTAAAACATTTAAATTAGTATGGTGAAATTCAGCATATAACCTCATTGCTTTATTCATATCTCCACTTAACATTGCTTTAATTAAAGCATCAGTTCCTTTTTGTTGTTGAAGATTAATTAAAAATAATTCTTCTTGTTGTTTTTTAGTTAATTTTCTAGGATCATTATGATCTCTGGCTTTTTTGACCCAATTTGGAATAGTTTGATTTTTAGCTTTATATAAATTTTCTATTCTTTGTAACCCTGTTTGAAATGCAGAACCTTTTTTGTTTTTATCTTTTGTTAGCATTTTAAATTGAAAATCTCCTGCAGCAGTTGTAGATTTATTGTATGTATTTTTTCCACCACCACTTTCTACATCACGCACAGCAGTTATAAATTTTTGTAAATTTTTATTAGAATTTTCATTAGTAATATTATCTCCTAATATAACTCTTTCTCCAACACTAAAATTAATTTCTCCAGCATTAGCTTTTGAAATTATACTAAAATCTGTTTTTGATGATTGGTCATCTATTGAAATTTTAGAGTTTTTT